TTTTCTTTCAATTTCATAATCAATAAGGATAGTCAGATGCGTTTGGTTTGTGAAGACCAGAGAAGTGATAAAGAAGGACACAATAATGGATTGCCTTCAAAATATCCATCTTCGATTTACCATTCTTTTTACCAAATCGAGACAGATACTTTATTGCATTGGATCGACAGAATGGTTCTGCATCACCAATACTCTCAATCAAATCAAGGGTTTGGGTCTTAGAATCTTGAGAAGTGTAATGTGATTTGTAAGTTCCAGAAAGATAATCTTGGACTTCTTTTAGAGTTTTGTCTTCTTCATATTTCCAAAAACCATTTGTGTTTTCGCGAATAATTGTGCTTGGTGCTTTTTGTTCTTCCATACCAAATAATGTAATTTCGTTTCCTGCAGCATCATAACTTAGATACTTTGGGTCAATAAAGTCAAAGTGTTGTGAAAGGAGGTCTTCGACCTCCACAGATTCGTCAAATTGCATAACAATAAGTCTCCTACTTAGATTATATCAAGAGAAATTGTGTGAGTCAAGAGCCTGCTTCTGCTGTTCTTCAGAAGGCATCTCAAAGTCCGCATCTACTTTATCATAAAGTTCCAGAAATGCTTGCTTTGTTTCATCATCAAAACGATTCACGCAAACTTGGATTGCTTTCCCTTTATCACCAAAAATACTGTAAGCACGGATAACATGGACCAAACGACGAGTACTAATAATCTCGTCAATTCCACCATCGAAAAACGTCTTACGAATAATGTCTGCCCAGTCAACAAGACGCTTACAGAAATCACGATCTTCAATACCAAGATCAAGAGAAATACCCTCAAGAATCCTCTGCTCTACTGCAGGAGCAGGGTAAGACTGCTCAAAGGTCACAGGGAAGCGTTCGAGGAATGCTTCATTGAGTACGTTGGTTCCGATGAAGCGTCCATCGTCAGAACCCTTTCCTTTAGTGTTAGCAGTAGCAAATACATTGAACCCAGCAGCAGGGCGGACATACTTACCAATCTTTTTCAGGAAGACACCTTTTCCTTCGAGGACGGATTGAAGGCAAAGAATCTTGTTGGAAGCCAAGTCAATCTCGTCAAGCAATAGAATCGCACCGCGCTCCAAGGCTTCGATGACTGGACCATTGTGCCAAACGGTCTCACCGTTGACAAGACGGAATCCACCAATGAGATCATCTTCATCGGTCTCGATAGTAATGTTTACACGGATGAGTTCACGACCCAACTGAGCACACGCTTGCTCCACAGAGAACGTTTTACCATTACCCGACAGACCCGTAATGAACGTCGGATAAAAAAGACTGGACTGAATAATTTTGCGAATGTCGCCAAAATTACCAAACTTGACGAAGGTATCATCTTTTTCAGGGATAAGGTTTTGTTCCTGAGCGGGAATAATAGTGGGGGTAGACTGGTAGGTTTGCTCCATTTTTTCCCGAACGGTAAGATTCCAACTACCGCGAGCAACCTTGTATTGGGCAAGTTTGTTGGTTACGGTTTGGTAGTTACTATCGTTCATAGCACACCAAGCACGGATATCTCCTGCAGAAATAGTGTCACCATAAAGTGACTGGAGAGAGGTGCGGATGTAATCGGCGGACATTGCCATGGTGTCAGGTGTTTGTTTGAACAAGGTAATTATAACCCCTATTCCAAGTCCTCCAAGATCCCAGTGGACAGTTTTTCAAGTGGTTCATAGTTGTGTTTTTTTCTACAAAAAGCACGGGCATTTGCCCGTGCCTCTGAAGTAATGTCTGAACAAGGTTGATCTGTTTTGCCACAATAAGGACAAGATCCAAAATTAGTTACTTCTTGAGTCATGCAATCAACTCTACAAATTCTCCTAAGATCTTTTTATTTAGCTTCTTACTACGAAGAGATTTTACAAAAGCACTTTTGATTTGGGTTTTAGTCGCATCATCTTTTACTTCAAAGTCCGTATTTTGTGCCAAAACATTTTTTGACATACCAAAGTAACGATCATACCCAGACACTTTAATAGAAATTGATTTATTCTTTTTCCACTGCCTCATAGAAGCATCAAATTCATCACTATACCAACCACAATAACGACGAATAAAAGTAGAAACATCACGATCAATAATACGAATACCAATAAGATTTACTTGGGGGAATTCTTCTTTCAAATCTTCAAGCAACATGTTGGTAAAATTATACCATTCAGTAGGAATCCTCTTAACAGATCCCGTTTTACGATTGCGATAATATGTATTATAACCTAAAGAAACACATCCCATAATCTCAAACGCCTCCCAATTGCGTTTTACCATTTTATGCCTGTTCAAATGGTTTGCTTCACCATCGGTAAGAATTACACACTGCACTTTTTGAAGTTTGTGCTTTGCTTTAAATAAAGGAATAATTTTACGAAGACTCAAAATAGTTTCATTAAGTGGAGTTCCGCTAAGAGACAACCTCGGAGGGGGAGTATACTCTGCATAATGGCGAATAGAAAAAGCACACCTCCAAATGTTTTTCATATGAAGATCAAGGTCCTTTCCAGACACTTCTGAAGAAAAGAACTCCATCAAAGAGAACCTTTCATCAACTGCAAACAATCCACTTTTCTTTTGGTAATGTGGTTGAAGCCTTACTGGATGTCCGTTATTGTCATACGTGACCGTATTATATTCAAGGGTAAATGCATATACACTAAAAGGAATAGAGCACTTCTTACAAAACCAAATCAAATTATAAAGTTGCTTGATCGTATCCATTAAAACTTCTGTCATAGATCCAGACCAATCAAGGATAAAAATCAATCCGTGATTTTTTCCATCAGGAATAATGTTTACTTTTTTGAAGAGATCCTCATTGAACTTATAAGTATGTAATTTAGAAGTATCAAGTACACCAGTCTTGCTAACAAAAGAACGAGAATACGCATCTGCAGATTTACGACACTCAAATTCTTTTACAAGGTAATTTACTTCTTTTTGAGATTCTTTTTTAAACTTAGCATAGGAATTATCAACGTACTGAAATTCATTGCCAACATAGACTGAAAAATGGTCTTTAATATAATCTTGGAGTTCTTTATTGGCATTAATGATTGTATCAAGATTAAGATCTGGAGACTCTACATATTCATTTCCCAGAGAAGTTGATGTCAGATCTTTAAGTTTACTTACTAGATTTTCATCAGTTTTGACTTTTGGTTCTTCATCACTATTAGTTTCATGAGAATCTTCTACATTCGTAGATCCAGAACTAGAACCAGAAGAAACTTCTTGCTCATTAAATTTTGATTGATCTTCGGCATCAGAATTTGATTGTTGTTGTTCTTCTTCAGAAGGGGAAGATCCAGAACCATTAGAGTTAGGTTTAACGTCTTGTTTTTCTTCTTTCTTACTTTGATCCAATTCCTTCTTACAATAATTGTAAAGAGCAACTGCTGCTTCTTGAGATTGATCAAAAGTTTCTGCAGAAGCAATCATATCAATGATTTCTTTTTCCTCACCCTCTTGAATGGGAATATCAAAAAGACTACCAATCTTAAACCAAAGATTAGCACGATCAGCAAGATTCAATTCTGAAATATTTTCATCTTTAACAGAGAAGAAATCTTCATCATGAAGTTCTTTGTAACCACGATAAAAAGTTTTTGTAATTCCACCATATTTGCGTTTCATCATTTTTTCAATGCGAGCATCTTCAGTCACATTGATAAATTGCATAGGAACCTCTACCTTTGGATCCTCATTTGGGGTGAAGATTGCGTGCCCAACTTCATGAGCAACAAGCATATCATATACTTGATTAGATGCCCTCTCCCACATAGGAAGAGTCAAAACACGAGTATCAACATTGAACATTGCAGTTTCAACTTTCTTGTTCTCAATAATGAGATCCTCAGTTGCAAGGAGTTTTGCAAGTTGCCCTTTGATTTCGAGGTTGACCAGCATGGCGTTTGTTTAACTGAAGTCAGTATACTAAAAAAGGTCCTCCGTCAGGAAGACCCTTGTGACAGTTTTTGAATTGGTAGACTATGCTCCATAATGGTGTGCCAAAAACTTTGTGGCAATTTCAATTTCCATTTGTATCTCAATCCAACCTTCAACATCAATTTTTGGTTCCCAACCAAAAACGTTACGTAACTTAAAATTATTTGCAAGTGTTTCTCTTGCCTCACCAATCCTAGGTGGAATATTGACTTGATTGGCAGAGATCATATTTGCAATTTGATTCACTGAATGATTAGTTCCACTACCAACATTATATACTTTACCATAATATTGAGAATCAACTTCTTTTGTTGCTGCCAAATAGTTTGCTTTTACAACATCAGAGACATGAGTAAAATCTCTTCTTTGTTCACCATCACCAACAATAGTTAAAGGTTCATCTCTCGCAAATTGTTTAAAGAACCTACCAATAACTGGAGCATATTGACCTTTTATTGGTTGTCGTTCACCATAAACATTAAAATATCTGAAGATAATTGTTTTAAGTCCAAATAAATTTGTGTACATTGTACATAGTTTTTCTCCAGATACTTTAGATACAGAATAAGGATTCAAGCAATCATCTGGTTGAGTCTCTACATTAGGGATAGGGTTCATTCCATATGCAGAAGAAGTTGAAGAATATATTACTTTTTTAACCCCTGCTTCTCTGGCACATTGTAAAACAGTTGCAGTTCCAACACAATTAATATCAACTGCTTGAATTGGATTTTCTACTGCGGGTTGGATTCTTGCTTCTGCAGCAATATGAAACACATAATCAACTCCATCATAAAGTGGACGTGTATTTTCATAGTCTCTAATATCATACTTGTAGTTTTGTGCCCTATCATTCCAATAAAAATGATCGTGAGCATCAGAATACTCATTGTCAACAACTACAACTTCATGTCCTTCGGAGAGCAAATAATCTACAAGATTAGATCCAATGAATCCTGCTCCTCCAGTAACCAAACTTTTTGTCATGGTGCAATCCTACTAAATCCTTTAACTTTCTCAAATTTAATTACATTATTAAATTTATCACGCATTCCCTCTTTGTGCGATATAACAAAAATGTTAGCATCTTTAATGACAAATCTAATAATTTTCATAAACTCTTCAATACCAAACACATCCAATGAAGAATCAAAAGTTTCATCAAAGATGATTAAGTTACAATTTAAAGAGTTTTTAATCTTTGCAACTTCTCTCCAAGTAAACAATAATGCAAGATCTATTCTCATACGTTCTCCTTCACTAAAAGAACTATAAGAAAAATCTTCCTGTACTGGAGATTCAATAGACTCATTAAATTCTTCATCAAGTTTAAAATTGATAAAGAATTCCATCATTTGCAAATACTTATTAACTTGCGAGTTAATAACAGGCAAATATTTTTTGATGATCTGAGTTTTTACTCCACCATCTTTTAATAGATTATAAACAAAATTATAGTTTATTAAGAGATCTTTTTTATCGTTTAAATCTTTTAGTACTAAACTATATTCTTGTTCTAAATTTTTTAGAGTTTCCCGTTCAAAATTTCTTCCTTCAGACTTAGTGGTAATGTTTTGAATTTCGCTTTCAAGATTTCTGATTTGCTTCTGGTGTCCAGAAATCCGAATGCTAACTTGAGAAATCTCATTAGTTAAATTTAATACTTCTTCTGATAGTTTGAAAAAGTGACGCTCTCGCTCTTCTTCCTCTTTAATTGCCTCGTCAAGTTCATTAAGACCTGACTGCAACTCCTTTGCTCTATTTTGAGCGTCTACAATTTTATTTAGTCTAAATGACTCTTCAATACTTTGTGTGCAGGTTGGGCAAACCGTATTGCTGTCAAAAAATTTATAATCACTAACTATATTTGACACCTTCTCTGTAATTTTTCCCTTTAAGTTTCCCAACTTACGAAGTTTTGAAGTTGCACTGGAATATTCTTCCATCTCTTCTTTCTTTGCAATTAGAGAATCTTCATAGAGTAAAGATTGTGATAAAAGTTCATCATTTTCTTTAGTTAAATTAAATATAAAATCTTTTTTAGATTGTATATCTGATTTACTCAAATCTTCGATTTCTTTGATAAAGTTTTTTTGCATTGTTACTTTATCAGAAAAACTTTCTTTTTTATATTCTAATTTGTTTATTTCTTCTTTACAAGATTTTAACCTTTCTTTTATAGAAAGGTTCATTGAAGAAAATATTTTAATATCCAAAATGTCTTCAATAACATCTCTTCGATTAGCAGCAGATAATTGCATAAATGGAACAAAATTACTACTACCAAGAATAACTATTTGAGTAAAAGTTTTATAGTTCATTTTAAGAACTACAGACTCTAACCAATTCTGCTGATCTTTTGTTGTAGCGTCTTGATTTAAAAGTTCTCCATTTTTATAGATTTGAAATATATTTGGTTTCAATCCCCTCTTTACTTTCCATTTAGTTTTTGAGATTTTAAATTCTATTTCAACTACACAATCCTTTTCATTTATTGAATTGATTAACTGTGGTTTATTTACTCCCCTAAAAGACTTTCCAAATAGAACAAATGTTAATGCATCTAGAAGAGTGCTTTTACCAGATCCATTGTTGCCAATAACTAAACTAGTTTTATGATCATCAAATTTTACTTCAGTAAATTGATTACCTGTGCTAAGAAAATTTTTGTATTTAATACTTTCAAATAAAATCATTTTGTTCTGGAGGAATTACAATGTCATTTTGAGTAATAATTGCATATTGATATCTATGTATATTGCAAGTTTTTATGATTAATTCTTTATCAACTTCTATAATGTTCAAAGGAGGATAATCATCATTTTCTAACCATAGGGAAAATCTATTAGCATCATCTTCTTCTTCAAAAATATAAAGAACTTGCTCTCCTTCAGAGTTTACTACAGAATATGCGCCTTGATCTTCTTTTCCACGTAAAGTTAGAATATACATACTAGATAATTTGTGAACACTCTTTGTAAATTTCTTGTATAATACTATTTACCTTTTTTTTACTAATGTGTTCTTCGGTTTCTTCTACATACTTCCGCAAAATAGATACTGTATCTTCGGATTCAAAATCATATTCTAAATCTACACTACATTCTTCTGCAAAATTTTCTATTATTTTTAATTCTGCAACATTTGCAGAATAAAGTTTATCCAAATACTTTTCAAATTTTAATTGACTTTTTTTACTTTTAACAATTAATTTTACGATTTTATTTTCATACTTAGTTGCATCTAAAAGTTGATGGTTATCATCAGAATACTTAATAACTTCATGTATTTTGTATGGATTGTTTATAGGTTCTATTTCTTTGGTGTCAGTATCAAAAATATGAAATCCTCTTACATCATCAACATCATTAAAGTAAATTTCATAAGGATTTCCCAAGTAATAAATTATTCCATTGTCTGATCTAGTGTGATAGTGACCGCTGAAGACATGGGTGAAGTTTTTAAATAATTTGCCATCCATACCTTCTTCCATGATGAACCCACGATAAGGAGGGAATCCTGATAACTCAAGGTGCCCCATCGCGACTTTGCAACTTGTAGTTTTAATAAGTTTGAAAGATTTTTCAGAATTTTCATCGTTAATCCAAGGAATAAAAAGAATATTTAGATCTCCTATTTTTACTTCAGTTGGTTCAGAATATACTGTAAGTTTTTTATATTCCCTCAAAAGCAAATCTACAGCATTCAACTTATTGGTGTTTTTATAATATGCAGTATGATTACCAACAATAGTATGGATAGAGCAACCCATTTGATCTAATCGATCATAGTAATTAGTTTTTGCCCATTCAAGAGCAGCAAAGTCAATACCTCTTCTATTATCAAAAGTGTCCCCCATATCAATAATTGTTTTAATTCCCCTTTCTTCTAATGTTGGGAAAAAAACATTGTTATAAAATTTTAAAAAATAATCATGAAACAGTTTTGAATTTTTACGAGCACCAAAGTGTTGGTCAGTAATTATTGCAACTTTCATTGATAACGTGTTTTAGAATGGATATTATCTTTAATGGAATTATAGTCAGAATAATTGATTCCATCAATCAAGTTATCATCACAAAACACTTCATCATAACCAGTCTTTTCCAAAATTCTATTTTTAATTTCAAGTTGTTTTTTCTCTTTTTGAATTCTACGTAAAAAGGCGTAATGAATAACTTGAGTAAAGTATGCAAAAGGATTTTGAGATTTTTCTGGATTGAAGTTGTGTATATACTGAACACAATTTTCAATGCCATCAGAAATCATATCATCTTTAAAAATATAATTGACAAAATTAGGTTTGAATGATAAATGAGTAGCAATCTTTAAAAAACAATCTCCAATATAATTTGGAATTGTTGGTTTAGGATCTCCTCTTTTCTCTGCTATCTCAACAGACTTTCTATACTCAATCAAAGCGATTAAGAAGTCTTTATTATTAACATAGTGGATTGATCTCTTTCTTTTAGTTACCATTACAAACCTGTAAATGTTAGTTCTCGTTGACAATAGTATAACAGATTAGTATCAAATAAATCAAGCTTGACACAACCTCTGATTCTTGTTACAATACCTTTGCTAAGGTTAATAAGTACAGCTTAGCTATCTTTAAATAACCTTTCTAATATCTCTTTAGCATCATTTACATTAGCAATATATCCCATCTTCCTATTGATCTTTTTTCTGGTATTATTTGGATTATGTCTAAATTCTTCAGATTCTCTAACCCATGATTGATACATCATAATCATTTTAATATCTTTTGATTCAGACATTGTTAAAATATCATTCATATCAAGTACAAAAAGATCTTCTTTTGAAGTTTTTAACCAAGGTTCTATTTTATATCCAGTAGATCCATTCCTAGATGTAACTTCAGAGAATGTTATTGGATTAGATATCAATAAAAGAGTTTTATCTTCTTCATTACAAGGCATTACCTTAGAGAAAACTTCCTCTCCTGTTTTTAATTTTAAAGTTGCATAAAAGTCATCTTCCATAGACTTATTCCTGTAAATTTACTGTTATTACATTGTAGTTAAATTTTTCTTCATTATATATTTTAATTCTTTCTACTAAATGATTAAGTGTATAATTTCTCCTAGATTTATACGTACAATCATCTGATATATCATATAACATTGCTTTTGATTTGGTTTTACTCTTTCTGAGTACTCTACCAATTGATTGTAGATTTCTAATTCTAGATTTACTTGGAGATGCAAAAACTACGTTATGTAGGTTTCTAATATTTATTCCTGTAGAGAATACACCATAAGATGCTATAATGATTGCATTATTTTCTCTCTCTGTTATTTCTCTCATTTTTTCTCTATCTTCTGTATCCACTCCTCCATGAATAAAAAATATTTTTCTATTATTATTTTTGTTATTTGAAGATATTAATTCATACAAAGGTTTACCATGATGCTCAACATAATTAAATAAAACTAATGTATTTCCTTTTAATTCCAAACTAAGATTTTTTATAAAATTATTTCTCTTCTCATGAAGTATTAGATAAGAAATCTCATCAGCATAAGATTCAAATGTTTGTGGGTTATGCTTTAGTACTAAACAAGTAATATCTAAGTCTGCAATATGACCTTTTTCAATTAATTCGGAAGTTCTAATAATTTTGTAAGAAGGACCAAATAAACCTTCTAGCACCCACTTGTGAGTTTGAGTTCCATCAAGAGTTCCTGTAAATCCAAATCTATATTTTGCGTGATGCAATTTTGTCATTATTTCTATTAATGACTTTGATTTGAATAAATGCGCTTCATCACCAATAACTACACTAAAATTCTCAAAGAATGATCTATCTAATTTATATACAGATTGCCAAGTAGTAATTGTAACTGCAGCATTATTTGATTTTTCTTTTCCACCATAAATTTTGTGGCAATATGACTCAGCATCCCAACCGTAATCTTCAAAGTCCTTGTACATCTGCTCTACAAGAGATGTCGTTGGAACAACTAGAAGAATTTTTTCTCCTTTATCCACATAATATCTTACGACAGAATAAATCATCAGTGATTTGCCTGATGCTGTGGGACTTATCAATAATTTTCGATTATGCCTTAGTGCATCATATACTCCCTCAATTTGATAATCCCTAGGAGTATGTGAGCATATGGAATTCAT